AAGGTTAAGTGTAGGATAGTAGGGTATCATAACCCAGATAAGGTTATACTACCTACTACTGATTTACCATGGGCTACATGTATGTTCCCTGTTATGTTTGCTCAGAGGAGTGGCATAGGAACTAATCAACAACTACAAATTGGTTCATGGGTTGTTGGATTCTTCATGGATGGTGATTCAGCACAGTTACCTATGGTTATGGGTAGCATACCTGATGAGAATCCTGAAGGTTCTTATAAGAAGGAAGGTGAGGAGAATAGGGGATTCCAACCTATCTTAGCCCCTGATTATATTGATAAGAAGATGGGTAAAGGTGGTGGATCACAAGTTGGTGGTACTGCTGATACTGTTAGTACTAATGATAAATCAGGTACTAATGAAGCAGTTGTGGAAGAAACGACTGATGAATCAGGATCTACTGTATCAACTGTCAATCCACGTGGAGGCGGTGCTGTAACTCCTGATGCTGGTAAAGCAGCAGATGAGAAGAAGAAATATACTATACATGTAGGTAATGGTAAATGTGGGACACCTTCTGATGTGAAGATAAAGGGTGCTCTCGCTGAGTTCTTAAAGTTTGCTAGAGGTGTTGAGAAGAATGATATAGGTGAATGGATTGATAAAAAGACTGGTAAGCTTGAGGATATGGAGGAGAAGATAGAGGCCATTAGTGGTAGGATCCAGGGATTCATGGGTGGTGCCATGGGTAATATTAAAGGTACTATCTTAAGTGAAGCAAATAAGCATATACAAAAGGTTGTTAATGATATAAAAATTCCCAATCCAGATTTACTACAACCTGCTAGAGATCAGTTAAAGAATATATCTGACCTTGTTAACTGTCTATTTAAGCAGATCTTTGATGAACTGGTGGATGTTATTGCTGGTATGCTTCGTGACCTACTGGAACAGGCTCTAGATGCTGCCTTATGCCTTGCTCAGGATATATTTGGCGATCTTTTTGGTGGATTGATGGATAAAATTATGGCGGGTTTAAACACTGCCCTAGGAATTTTACAAGGTGCTCTTGGTGCTATCAAGGGTGCTGCTGATATGATTCAAGGATTGTCAAGTAAGATCCTTGATCTTGTTGATATGGTATGTGATGGTGACCTATCATGTGCTTTAGGGTTATCGACCTTTGAGACTGCTGCTGGTGGCGGTAAAGAAGGTGAAGCAGATAAGAGTAAGAAGGCACAATCACAGTATGCTGATGGAGCAAAGGCAGCACTTAAGAAGAAAGGAACACAGATAATAGGCAGTGGTATACCCAACTCTCGTGGATTCACAACTGCTAAGACTTTGGTTGATGGTAAGTTTGTGAAGAAAGCCTTTAATACTGTAACTGGAGAGTTTGCTGAGGTTGGTGCTCCTGGAACAGGAATCAGTTCTAAATCATTTGAGAAGGGTAAGAGTTTAGTTGAGAAATTTGATAGTATCTATCCTATTCGTGATAGTGATGGTAAGATTAATTATGCTTCTCTGAACTGTAGTCCTGCTAATACTAGGAAGGCACCATGCTTCCCTGAACTTATATGGGATAATGCTCAGTCTACATCTATTATTAAAGCATTACCTATTATTGATGATATTGGATCAATGGTTGGTGTATTCATGAGAGGTAAAGGATCTGATGTTGGTGTTACTGCTAAGGTCAGAGCTATGTTTACCTGTAATGAACCAGAGGGTAGTGGTGCTGTTCTTAAACCTATGGTTAAGAATGGTAAGATTGAGAAGGTACAGGTACTTAAGACAGGTATTGGTTATGGGTTAGATCCAGACAATACATACTGTCCTAGGGAGCAGGTCGTATATCTCATACCAGATGCTGATTTACAAGATTATGCTGATGAAGGAGATCTATTATATTTCCAACCTGAATGGGGCAATGAGAACGAAGCTAAGATGCAAGTGGTTGCCTTTAACCACGAATCTACTGGATATATGTCCATTTCCACCTTAGATAAGGATGATCCTATACCTGAGGGTGTAGGTTTACAGACTGCTGGTGGTACATATAAGTTTATATTGAATCCAGTTAAGAAATTCCTTGACCTTGCTATACCAAATAATGCTGTTGCTATATGGGCAAATTGCTCAGATCTATTGCCAGTACTAGATACTTTAGAGGTACCTAATGTTGGTGGTGGTTATACTAAACCAGTGATTAAAGTTGGTCCTGAAGAGATAGGTACTGTACCAGTAGACACTAAAGGTAGGTTATTGAAACCAGTGATTACTAAGAAGACTATTGGATTTGTTAAACCACGTATAGTGGATCCTACTGGTACAGGTGCTCAGTTAGTACCTACATATAATTACGTTGGTCCAAGTAAATTTAAGGAATTATACTCTTCACAGACATATATTGACTGTGTTGGTCACCCAGAACTATGACGGAATTGTTTCAAGGATCGGTTGTCGATAATGATAACCCTCAACACATAACCAAGTATCCAAAGAATTGGGTAATCAGGACTTCTGCTGGTCATACACTGGAGTTTGACAACACAGAGGATGGTGAACGCATCCGTATGTATCATGGTAAGTCTGGAAGTTTGGTGGAAATGGACGAGAATGATGATACATATATCATCTCAAACAGACATTTACACCTAAATAGTGATAAATCTACCACCATTAAGGTGGGGAAAAACAAGAAGGACGATAAGCTGATCATTCAGGTTATCGGAGATGCTCACCTAAACGTGGAGGGAGACCTACACACAGAGGTTGAGGGAAATCGTTATGATCACGTTGACGGCGATTATGAGTTGAAGGTCAAAGGAGCAATCCAAATTGACTCTGCAACAAATATTGGTATTCAAAGTGATAATGAGATTCGCATTAATGCTAACACTCTTAAGCAGCGACTTACTTTCTACTTACTAGACATGGCTCTAGGTGGGGAGTTGCGTGAGATAGTCAATGGGAACCGTGTGATAAGCATGGCTAAAGAAGGTGGTACCTTTGCTATAGAAAGCGCAGGAGACCTTCGATTTAATGTCAAGGGTTGTCAATATGACAACGTAGGCAGAAACCACTACACAGAAGTCCAGGGCAAAGTAAAAACCATTGCTCATGGCAAAGATATTGATTGTATTGAAGGCGGTGCACCTTCAGGTATGGACGTTTCTAACTCATCTGGAGTTGGTTGGGAACTGAATACAGGCAGCACTGATGTACTAATAAACACAAGAGACTTTACAATGGCAGCGACATCCAAGGGAATGATGTCTGCTGGAACCGAATTTAGAATCAATTGTAATAGTGGTATCTACTTGAATTGACATTCTGACGTGAATGTCCTATAGTAAGAACACCTACTAACATGTACGGTATGACCATATCTTCAAAACAGGCTAATATTCTCGTGGATTTCATCAACGAGGAAATGGCAGAATATGTTGAGAAGAAAGTAAAGGGAGTTGACCTGTCAGAACAGGGCAAAGCCTTTAGTACATACGAGGAGACTCGCACTGCTTTGATGGAGGTTAAGGGCTACGCCACTGACATCATCAAGTATGCCAGACAACATTCTGGCACAATGACCACCCCAAATGCTTACCCCTTGCCCTATTATAGGGAGGATAACAGTGAGGTAATTGATCCATGGCAGAATCAGAGTACCTAGCAAAATGTGTAGTGAACATTCCAGGACGCAAATTTACTCTTCTTAGCAATACTGCTGAGACCAGAGAGATAGTTTGTGAAGATCCTGATCAGTTCGAGAGAGTTCTGGAAGTTGTGAGAGCATCTTGCCAGACTGATGAAGTACAGTATGTTTATTAATTATGTCACACGCAGCAACTTACGCTGAAATTAAACAGATCCTAAAGGATACTAAACGAGTAACAAATGAGGTGCTACTACGTGTAGCAAAACTCGCAATTGCTGAGACTCTTGGCGAGAGATTAAAGGAGTCGGAAGACCCTATGCCAGATATTGAATGGGATAGTAAGTTGGGTGATGACTTAATGCTAGACTCGCTAGATATGGTAGAGTTGGTAATGTTCTTGGAGGAATGTTTTGGCGTTGAAATCCCTGATGAGGACGCTGGTACTATCGTTACTGTTGGCGATGCCTTGGAAGTCATCAAGAAAAATAAAAAGAAAGCACCAAGAAAACGTAAGAAGGTTAACAAGAAGAAGACACCGACACCAGGGTCACCGTTGACTCAAAAGTTTACAGAACAGGTTGATGCTGCTTCTAGGAAATCTCAAGAATTAGATGCTGATATAGAAAAGGCACTACAAGAAGATGAAACATAAGAAGATCTATTACAATTATGTAATGGGTGGTAGTGAAGAAGCCTTTGGTGAGAAAATGGAACAGGACTTCTTCCCCGAAGATTACTTCGAGGAACCTGTATCTGCTCTCAAAGGGTATGATATGAATTACCGTCATGCTAAATGTCCAGCATGGAAGGATTACCACAGAAACACGTGGATAATGAAACAGACCTTCCCTGTTGGTATGAAGTATGAGAGTGAGAAAGAATTCTTGTCTACTAACCTAGCACAAGAGATCTTCGATCAATATTTTATGCTTGGTGATGGTTGGCTCGCTGGTCAATATCCAGAAGTTCAATTCAAACAGGGATACTGTTTTTGGACTGAAGAGTCTGACGTGTGGATAGAACAATTTCAACACCCTGATTTAACAAGACTAGGATTGAACGCAATACCTGGTGCCTTCCCCATATCTGTATGGCAAAGACCTGTTAATTTAGGATTCACAATCACAACGTATGACCAAACAATCTGGCTCGAAAAAGGATTCCCCCTCTGCTATATTAGATTCTCTAGTCAGAGAACAAGAGATGTCAAGTTTACACTTGAGAAACGACAAATCCCTGAAGAAGTCCATAAGCGACAGTTGCAAAGCCTCTGGCTTAAAGACTGGCACAACGGATTCTCGTGGGATCTCATCCGTAAAAGGTTGAGGAAGGAGGAGGAAGATGAAAAGAAATGTCCTATGAATTTCCTATGGAACAAGTAGTTAAATTATTTGAAGAGTTTCGTGCTATTGACGGAGTAGGTGTATGTAAGGTATACTTTCTAAATGGAGTACCTTTTACATTTGACGAGGATATAATCCCCGAAGATGATACAGAATGTATCAATGCTGAAGAAAAACCGCACTTTAGTAACGAAGACATATATAAAGGTAGTTCCTATCTCCTCGAAGAAGGATTCACATTGGATTCCTTAGTAGAGGATATCAACGATCACCTTATTGATCAGGATTAACGCCACCAAACCCAAGTGCTAAGATGACGCTAAACACCGAGTCCCTAACAAGGGAAGTTAAACAATTGAAGAAGGAGGTTGCTTATCTAAAGGATATTGTCCTTCAGAATAATACAACTACAATATATGAATCTGAATTTGAATACACGACTTACCTAGAACACGCAGCTGATGAGTTATCACAGTATAGTAAAATACCAAGAAGATACTAACATATGGAAGAGAGTCAGCGAAAAGACATTCGCAAGACGGCTAAGAGACTTATTAAAATTGCCAAGAAACACCCAGAGTGGTATTCGGCATCTGATATAGAGTATGCTAAAAGCATACGTAAGAGGCTCAAGAAAAGAAAACAAAAGTGATGCTAATTTCATTATTTCCATCGCCAGTTATCCATCACCAATTTGATCTTAATCCTGGATTACTCCAGTGGGTGAAGGATTACCATAAGCAAGGGGAGCACGATAGTAATTCCTCTAGTTGTGGTTGGCATTCTAAATATGATCTTCACGAAGATCAGAACTTCTTAAATCATTTTCTTGTGCTTCATGCTAATATAGCACACGGACTACATCATCTAACTCCTGCCCCATTTACAATTAAGTCCATGTGGGCTAGTATAAATGGACCTGGAGACTTTAATATGTCACACTTACATGCTGGTGTGGATTTTTCTGGTGTCTACTGGTTACAGACACCAGAATCTTCTGGTGACATAGTATTTGAGAACGATAAAGCAATTACAAGGTATAACTGGAAGATACCAGAAGATGTTAGGGATGATTATAGTTTACATGACAGCACCTGGTTTAAACCAATGAAAGGATATATGTTAATCTTCCCTGCTGATTTGAGACACAGGGTGGATAGGAATGAATCTCAAGAAGATCGTATAAGTATAGGATTCAATATTAAATTGCGATGAAAATATCTAATGGTGAAGTGAAGATCATTGATGATCTTATAAGTACGCAACAACAAATAGAATTATACGTAGAAGCATGTAGTTTACCATATCAATTACGTGGTAGTAATAAGTTTGACGTACAAGATTTAAAGACACAGAAGCCAGTATCATATGTTGATGAGGAGTGGTGTCACGAGAAATTCTTTAAGAATGGTGTAGGTGAATACCTATCAGAGTTCTGTCCACCTAAGATAGATGGAGCCTATATTAATATGGGTCTTCATTCTGAGAACCCTGATGTTCATGTAGATAGTTCTGTCAAAGGAGATAAGACACTACTATACTATATGAATAGAGAGTGGAAACATGAGTGGGGTGGTGAGACTATATTCTTAGACGATAACTCTAAGGAGATAGAATATATCACACCATTTGTACCAGGTAGAGTAATAGTATTTGATTCTACTATCCCACATGCAGCAAGACAGCAGTCATTTGCTGGTCCTACATATCGATTTACATTGGCAATCAAGTTCAAATGTTAGAAGAGTTTCTTGAGTGGTTTGAAGGAGAATATAATAACTGGACACAAGCAGCCAGTTGGCCATCTCATTATGCTCATATATTATTGACACATGAGAGATTAGAGGGTACTAAGTTTAATTCAAATCAACGATACAAGTATAATAATGAGGAGTATAGGCATAAGGAGATAGAGATAGTACAACGTGACGATGAGATCATAGCCCTTAATCCTGTAGCTGATATACATTTCCGTAAAGAGGGCGATGCTTATATGGGCAGGAATTTTAAAGCACCATTAATCAATGGTGGATACCTCAGATCTGAGTGTATTTTGGAGAAGAATAAGTACACTGTGATGGATAGAGGGTTCGATGATAAGGGTGAACAAGTGTGGGGAAGTGAGTACGGTCCTTTTGTGTTCGATAAACAGTATAAATAACTGGAGAACTTAATGTAGGGTACGTGTGGCAACTCGTAAGATATCAGATCTAACTCTACTGACTACAGTATCACCATCAGATACCCTTCTGTTGCTTGATAACTCAGATCCAGTAGATACTAATAAGAAGAGCGAAGTCGGTTCCATATTCAAGGCATTGCCTGGTGGAACACAGAACCAACCTGGACTGGCATTTGACCAGAAGACAGCAACTGGACTTTATTCATCAGCGCAAGGAGAACTTGGAATCTCTCTCGGTGACTCGAAACTCTTATTAGAGAAGCAATCAACATCTCTTGTATTATCTGCTAGAGACTCTGCTGATGCCAACCTTGACCTAACCCTACAGGCACTAGGTACTGGTGTTATCAGATTTGGTTCTGATATTGCTATTACTGATACAGTATTCAGTATACCTAACAGTTCAGATAATTCTAAGGTTGCTAAATTTTCAGCAACACAGATACCTACTGGATCAACAAGAACTTATGTTCTACCTGATTCTGGTAGTGCCACTGATACAGTTGTTACATTAAATTCTACTCAGACTCTTACTAACAAGACATTAACTGCCCCTGTATTCTCAGGTACGTTAAGTGCTGCTAGTATGACCCTGAGTGGTAATCTCCAAGTTGATAATAATACCACACTCGGTTCCAGCAACATAGACACATTTACTGTTGCTGCTACATCCACCTTTAATGGTAATCTTACTATTAATGGTACTTCAACTGTTAATGCTGTTGCTACTCACACTGACGATATACAAATCAATCAGGCGAGTGGAGCAGGAACATATAAAAAGATTAAATGGTGGGATACCTCACAGAATACTAATGCTGGTAATTGGGCTGCTGACTTAGATGTCAGGTCTGATGTAGCAACTAGGTATCTCGATTTAACATACTATGACCAAGACACTGCTTATACTTCTACAAACCACACATATGGTTTGAGAATTGCTAGTGTTGGATATACTCTACCAGTCGTTACCTTAGGTACATCTGGTGGATCTATCGATTCTTACAGTATCGTTAGTGGTGGTTCTAATATTAGTGGAACATTAACACCTGTCCTATCTGGTGATGGTACAAACGCTGTAATCACTCCTGTTATTACTAACGGTGTACTAACTGCTCTTACCATATCTAATGGTGGATCAGGATATACAACAGCAAATATCACCTTCACAACGTCAGGTGGTGCTATACAATATAGAACCTATGACAATGCTGGTGAAGTTGAGACTAAGAATGAAGTTATCCATACAGGTAACCTTTCATTGATTAGTGCTATTGGTTCAGTTAATAATCTAGTTACTACTGGATCAGTTAATTTTGATGATGGAACATTTATACTAGACGATGCCAATAATAGAATTGGTATTGGTAGAACTCCTACCACTCACAAGGTTGAAGTGGAAGGGGATATATACTTTACAGGATCACAGTTTATTGGTGGCGACAGTTCATCATTCACGATCCAGAAGAGGCAAGCTGCCTCAGCAATGTTGTTTAAAGCCCAATCAGGTACTACTGAAGTACAGATAGATGGATCAGGAAGACTAGGTGTCGCTAAGAGTCCTGCTAAAATTTTAGATGTATTGGGTGACAGTAATGTAGATGGTGACTTCTATGTTACAGAGACAGATTCTGTTAATAATGTTGGTGGTGCATTACATTGTAAACGCCTAAAACTTACTGACCTTAACGGTGCGGTTCAGACAATTACCGCCGATGATATTTCTGCTACCAGTAGAAATAAAGTTTACTTCCACGCATATTCTTAATTCTCATGGCTAATGGTGTACTAGCGACTTATCAATCCGCTACAACGAAATACTCTCATCAGTTCGTGGATCAGGCCGCCAATCCCAATGGTCTGGTACGTGCTGATTTTCCAATGTATACATGTCCAGGTGCTACCATTACGAGTGGTTCACTAAGGATAATGAATACGACAGGATCTACTGCTACAGTAGATGTTGCTATCCAAGACTTTACTTGTCAAGTTGAGTTTGCTGCCCCTGGATCACAGAGTCCGACAGTAAATAATTTCTCGGAATTTAGTTTCACTCCTAATCAGGATGTAACAAGTTCATATCTTATTGTTGGTAGTCACAACGGTACAGCATATGTACCTGGCGAGACTATAACAGCATCTGGTGGTAGTTTGACTGGTACTAATACAGCTACGGTAGTTGCGTGGGATGCTGCTAACCTTAAAGTTTGGTACAAAGATCCAGTAGGAGTCTGGCCAGTGACTATCGGTAGTTATACTATTGCTGGTGCAGGTGGTGGATCAGGTACTATGACTGACTCTTATGTGGGAACTTGGGGTAGATGCGTTGCTTATGACAGATTACAAGGACACCTATTAGTACAAAATGATAGTTTAATCAACAACGTTAGATCAAAGTATTACACAACACTTAACCAGCAACGGGTATCAGGTATTACTGGTGCTGGACAATTGAGTGTACAGTCTAGATCACTAGAATGGCTTCCTTCATTAAGTACAGTCACACTGTATAACGCAGGTAACACAAGTGGTACTGCAGTTACTGCTGAGTGGAAGGAAACGGGTGGTTCTAATGCTGAAGTTATTATTTCTGGAGTATCATACTCTAATGACTGCAATAAGATTCTTAAATCTTATCCAATACCTAATAATTCTGAAGTGAGTTTGACAGGACTGGTACTTGAACAGTGGCAGAACCTTTATGTTAGTGCATCTGCGGGTGCTGCTTTTAATTTCATTGGTTTTGAAGAAACAACAACAATCTCTTAATTAGATGGCACTTACCAGACTAAAGAATGTCTTCACATCGAAGACAGGACGCTGCATATATGTCAACCCTGACGACTTTGATGCTTCGGATTCATTTGATAACAGGGGTAACTCTCCTAATAGACCATTTAAGTCTATTCAGAGGGCACTGATTGAGTCAGCTCGATTTTCTTATAGAACTGGTCAGTTTAATGATGCTTTTGAAGCATTTACGATTGTATTATATCCATCGGACTATGTAATAGACAACCGTCCCGCAAAGAATACAGATGCCATACAGAAGGCATATATTGACGACGATATTCCCATACTATCATCTTCTTCTGATTTAGATTTACAGAACGCAGATGGTACACCTAACCCAGACAACTTACTCTACAGATTTAACAGTGCTGAGGGTGGTGTAATTGTACCTAGAGGTACATCTCTTGTCGGTATGGACTTGAGAAAGACAAAGATTAGACCATTATACATACCAGATCCTACTGCTGGTGCTATTGAAAGATCTGCAATCTTCAGGGTAACTGGTGGATGTTACTTCTGGCAGTTCTCATTCTTTGATGGTCCTCCAACTGGTGTATATTCAGACCCTGTACAACCTACAGCATCAACACCACCAACATATTCTCACCATAAACTAACATGTTTTGAGTATGCTGATGGTAGAAATGTATTAAGTAGTATCAATGATACTGCTGGTAATGCTCTAACAATCACTGACTTAGACTTATACTATCAGAAGGTTGCTAAAGCATTTGATGATATCCCTGATACAACTGGTGTATTGTCTGCTGACGAATTCCAGAAGAGAGTAGAAGAGAACAGGATTGTTGGTCCTAACACTTCTGGTCCTATTACTGTATCTGGTATTAAGACAGACTATATTAACCAAGGTGTGTACACCACAACTGCTGAAGTTACTACTACGACACCTCATGGATTCTCTAATGGTACTCCTATACAAATCGAAGGCGTGTCAGGCAATGTTGCTGACCGATTTAATGGCTCATATTTTATTACCGAAGTACCTACGACCACCACATTCAGGTACATAATTAAGGATCCCAACTCATCTGCACCTGCTAACAACCCAGTTGCTACAGGTTCTACAGTACGAGTTGAGATTGATAACGTAGATTCATCCTCACCATACATATTCAACTGTTCTCTAAGATCTACTTGGGGTACATGTGGTATGCACGCTGATGGTAACAAATCCACTGGTTTCAAATCAATGGTTGTTGCTCAGTTCACTGGTGTCTCACTACAGAAGGATGACAATGCATTTATTAAATGGGATGGTTCTACTTACATAGCTGGTAACCATACCGATGGTGATGCTATATACAAACCATCTTATAGAAACTTCCATGTTAAGTGTTCCAACGATGCTGTTATTCAAGCTGTATCAGTATTTG